TCTTTAGGATTATTATGATGTCAGACATGTTCCCACAATCATACCATGATGTTATGGAGGTATATAAGAGACCAATGAGTGTCAAATATATACCTTCAATTTTCTGGGCATTTATATCTTTCATTTCATTTTCTTTAGCATACCCAGCACTCGCCCACGCAGAGACATTGTGGGTACAGGTTCCTCAGTGGGAAGATGACTGGTCTGAGTGTGCAGTAGATCTACCAGACACATCTTGCCATTGGTATGTTGCCAATGCAGACAACACATTTGGAGAAGGTTTCGATTGGGAGAGTGCTCCTTGGTTTAGTGCGGAAGGACTCTTAGATGTGAAGTCAAACGTATTAAAGGGGTTGCAGAAAGTAGGATAAATTATTATAATAGAACTATTAATTGAGTGAAAAAATTCTGGAGAGTTTGGGCAAAAGCACTTGGAGACAAGTCTGGTAAGTCTGATAAAGAGGCCGACAAGGTTGCTTTAATAAGAACTCTTATCTTTGTCCAGCTAGTAGTAACTAATTGCTTTATCATTGCAGGCAATATTCGCCATTGGAATGATCACTACACACCACCACAGTATGAAAGATGCCAGCACTAATTTGTAATCTACCCTCCTATCATGTGTGGGTAAGGAAAGAATATTTAACAGACCATAAGAGCGGACACGGAGAATTTGTAGAAGGATATTGGGTATCCTGTAAGTCAATTCCAGGCCGTGCCTTTTACTTTGAGACATACCTACCAGACTATGCGGCGATGTATGATAAGTTACCTATCAGTGCCTTCGTATCATCACCAGAGTTACCAGAACCAGACATGACACTTCACAACTTACAGTTTTGGAACTGTATGGACTACGGTGTGGTGGCAGTGCAGAAACAGTTCATTGGATCTATGCACTATGAGATCATGACTAGAGATTTCGGCAACCAAACAGGAACTTACATCTGTACTCTTGACAACTATCATCAGGACATAGACGCAGTAGATTATTCTACAAGTGAACAACCTCCAGAGCACAAAAGTTTTAATCTTTTGGAGCTTGACAATGGACAATTCGCTTTGTACCCTAACAATAGGATGAGAATTTACGATAACAGTCTGACTCCTGAGAAACCAACAGACCCCGACTTCAAGGTGTCTACTGTCTACTACCAAGTAGAGAACGGTCATGATCGGGATGGACTGGGATCAGAAGAAAATTATTTTTGGAAAACTAGTAAAGAACGCCATGAATCAGAATGAAAAGGATCCACTGCTTGATGAATTGGAGGAGAGAATTTTGGAAGGACCAATAGTATTCACACCTGACGAGGAGTTTCTGGAAAGATTAAAAGAAAAGGAAAAAGTCCAAGAAACGGTTGACAAGAATGTAAATAACTGTTAACATATATAAATGTAGGGGTGTTGATTTCAACACTTCCTTCGACCCGCTAACCGAGACCTATGGGTCGTTAAATTACGTCTCTATCTTACTCACATAACATCGCACTCTTTCAATGACAACTCTTTCACAACGCAAACGTGGCGGATTGTTAGCTGGATGGGACGAGTTTTGCGAGTGGACTACATCCACTAACAATCGTATCTACGTCGGTTGGTTCGGAGTCTTAATGATTCCTTGCCTCCTCGCAGCTACCACTTGTTTCATCGTAGCTTTCATCGCTGCACCTCCTGTCGATATCGACGGAATCAGAGAGCCAGTTGCTGGTTCTTTAATGTATGGTAACAACATCATCTCTGGTGCTGTTGTACCAAGTTCAAACGCAATCGGACTACACTTCTACCCAATCTGGGAAGCAGCTTCACTAGACGAGTGGCTCTATAACGGAGGCCCTTATCAGTTAGTTGTATTCCATTTCCTAATCGGCATCACAGCATACTGTGGTCGTCAGTGGGAATTATCATACAGATTAGGTATGAGACCTTGGATCTGTGTTGCTTATTCCGCACCTGTATCTGCTGCAATGGCAGTATTCCTTGTGTATCCATTCGGTCAAGGTTCATTCTCTGACGGTATGCCACTTGGAATTTCTGGAACATTCAACTTCATGTTTGTTTTCCAGGCAGAGCACAACATTCTTATGCACCCATTCCACATGATTGGAGTAGCTGGTGTATTCGGAGGTTCACTCTTCTCTGCAATGCACGGTTCACTTGTAACATCTTCTTTGATCAGGGAGACAACTGAGCAAGAGTCTCAGAACTATGGTTACAAGTTCGGACAAGAAGAAGAAACATACAACATCGTAGCTGCACACGGTTACTTCGGTAGATTAATCTTCCAGTATGCTTCGTTCAACAACTCAAGAAGTTTACACTTCTTCCTTGCCGCTTTCCCAGTTGTTTGCATCTGGATTACCGCAATGGGTATCAGCACAATGGCATTTAACCTTAACGGTTTCAACTTCAACCAGTCTGTTCTAGACAACTCTGGTAAAGTGATTCCTACATGGGCAGATGTTCTTAACCGTGCTAACCTTGGTATGGAAGTAATGCACGAGCGTAACGCTCACAACTTCCCACTAGACTTGGCTGCTGCCGAGACAAGTGAAGTTGCTTTAACTGCACCTTCTATTGGTTAAGATACGAAATCTTAAATCTTTCAAAACCCTCTCTCTGAGAGGGTTTTTTTTATGGCAACTGTGGTATAATAACGGAGTGACGCACAAGGGACTGTCGCATATTGGTTAATGCGCTCTGCTTATAACGGAGTCAATCGGGTTCAATTCCCGACAGTCCTACCAGACTCAATAGCTCAGTTGGATAGAGCAACTGCCTTCTAAGCAGTCGGTCGTAGGTTCGAGTCCTACTTGAGTCGCCAGGGAGTGTGGTGGAATCGGTAGACACACCAGACTTAAAATCTGTTGACAGCAATGTCGTGAGGGTTCGAGTCCCTCCACTCCCATAGACAAAAGATCATTTGATTGATATAATTATTGTATGTTGAAGTCACTTCTCTATGACGATTATTCAGTGCCCTTGGGTAAAAGGGTAACGGATTTTGATGTCAAGGTAACTAACATACAATGTGTGAGAGATTTTATAGAGACATGGCACTACTCTAAGAGTGTCAATGGACTCAGAATATCTCATGTGTTTGGACTTTACTGTGACTCTACCTTGATAGGTGCAATGATATATGGTCCTCTAGGTATGGCAAATGCGTGGAGGAAGTATGGAGAGAGTGAGAGTGATGTCATTGAACTCAGGAGACTGTGTTGCATTGATGCCACCCCTAAGTGTACAGAGAGTTACTTCATAGGAAAGACTCAGAGGTGGTTGAAAAAGAATACCGACCACAAGGTCATCGTGTCCTATGCAGACGCATTTCACGGTCACAGAGGGGTCATATACAAGGCGACCAATTTCAAATATGAGGGTTTAACTTCGCCAGGCAGACTCATACAGTACGGTGATAAAACTTATCATGATAAGGCAATCAGAACAAAGTATAAGAATAAATTAAAACCATTTGCACAGAAACTTAGAGATGCACTGGAGTCAGGAGATGCACATTATGTCAACACGCCAGGCAAACACATTTACACTTTCAAGTTGAAGTGATATAATCTAAATAGTTTTTTTCACATAACGTATGAGTTGTTTCAAGCATAAAGCAAAAGGTGCTTTCGATAAGGTAGTAGAATGGGATAAGAAAATGATTGATAAGTTTCAAAAGAAATTCAATCTAACAGACTATCAAATCAAATGTATTGCTTTCGCTAAAGGATTTATTATTGGAGCGATACTTCTCTGATGGATACATCTTGGAGAAAAGAATACTTAGGGATGAAGGTGGTGTCCAAGAGACAAAGAGAACTCTTGGAAGAAGGACCTCATTCCCTTAGCCAGAGTTGGTTACTCATGGCAATGCACAATGATTATAAAAGGATGAAGGGGATCAAGGAGCCTCCTTATCGTGAATCTGGTTATCAAATTTCACTCAAAGAGTGGTTCCAAACATACGAGGCAAAATGAATTTCACCGTTTACTCAAAATTAGGTTGTGGTCATTGCGAGAAAGTTATTTCCGTGTTACAATTAGCACAACTAAACTTTGTAGAATACAAACTTGACGAACACTTCGACAAGAAACAATTTATCTCTCAGTTTGGAGAGGGATCTACATTCCCCCAAGTCTCAGTTGATGACCGCACCATTGGAGGCGCTGCAGAAACTGTTAAATACTTACAACAATACAAACTGGTTTAATTATGGTTAACTTGCGTGATGACATTCTAAAGTCACAAATCCGTTATTATGAAGGATTAATCGCTAAACATCAACAGAACGTTGAGATCTATCTCAATCAACCTGTGGGAATTGGAGAGCATCCAGACCTCATGGGAGCCATAGATGGTGAACTTAACGCTGTCGCTCAAGCACATGAAAAGATTGAAGTAATCAATCACTATTTCTTAGGAAGATAACAATGCACGGAAACTTAGAACCAGAGGAAAATGTTTTTCCAACAGAACATGTTAATGATCTTTGGCAAGACATGGAAAGATTGAATGCTTTGTACGAGGAAATGCACTGGCCTCACGAAGATGTACTGGACTTCATTCCAGACTACGCTAACAATCAAATCATCATTAGGAATAGATCTCAGTATGGAAGATAAGATTGATCTGATCCTCTACAAGTTAAAGGATCTACAGAAAGAGTTGACATCAATTAAAGAAATTGTTGAAGCTCACAGGGTGGAACATGGGTTCGAGAAGATGCAACCAGGCGGAGTCAACAGACAGTTTGGTGGTGGACAAGATCAACAAGGACCTCCTGGCATGCCTCCTGGCATGGGTAGTGGTGGTGGAATGGATTTCGGATACGGTATGCCTGGTTCTGGTATGCCTGTCGATGATCCTTCGATGCCTCCAATGTAAAATCAGCTTTTAAAACACAAAAAGCTGGAAAAAAAATTCGGGTAAAATTTTGAGCCGTAGGGTCGCATGAAATTATTAGGTCTGAGACTAGATGCTCATGACGCAAACGTAACATACTATGATGGTGAGACTGTAAGATACAGATCTTTCGAGAGAGATTACCAATGCAAGCATGTTGGTTTTGAGAACGGAGTATATCAATGGACAAGAATACTTGAGGATTGGAATATTCAACCTTGGTTTATTGATGGTGTCTGTATCATCATGGACTGTGCTGGAACCGAATATGAAAGGATGGGTGTCGTACATCAATCCATTGCCATAAATTCCAAAGAGATATCAGAAGTAGTAGAAATACCTTTCTTTAGAGACTTGGGATTTAGATGCCCTATTCATAGAATAGATCATCACTATGCACATACACTAAGTTTCTGGCCTATGAAGGTCAAACCTAATCTTCACTTTGTCTTTGATGGATTTGGTGATGATTGGATGTACCGTAGTGTGTGGAGAGATGATAAACTCATAGACTATGGTAAGACCGAAGGCATATATCCAAGTCAAGTGGGTTCGCCCAGTCTTGGATTTATTATGACTAGG